GCAAATGCCCGGACTTGCAGGGTATATTAAACGCAAGTTTGAAGATTCAGAAAATGGCAGACGCAGTTATGAACTACGTTGGTTACAAGCTTTTAAAAACTACAGAGGTATTTACGATTCTACTACACAGTATCGTGACTCTGAAAGATCAAAAGTATTTATTAAAATAACCAAAACAAAAGTTCTTGCTGCATACGGACAAATAATTGATATACTTTTTTCTAACAAAAAGTTCCCAATAGTTGTTGAGCCTACTCCAATACCAGAAGGTATAGAAGAGTTTGCTCATCAGACAACACCTCTTGATGAAGTAGTCGAACAAGACCCATTTGGCTTTGAGGGTGACGGAAGGGAGTTACCCCCCGGTGCGGCTCAAGCAACACAAGGACTAGACTTCTTGGGTGGCTTACAAGGCAGATATGAAAACGCTAACTTATCCCCCGGACCTTCAATAGGTGGTGAACCTCAAATAAGTCCTGCACAAAAAGCAGCACTTAATTTAGAAAAAATGATACATGATCAATTAACAGATACAGATGCTGTTACTGTTATGCGTGATGCTATTTTTGAATCATGTATGTTAGGAACAGGAATAGTAAAAGGTCCTTTTAATTCTTACAAACGTATTCATAAATGGGAGACTGATGAGAACGGAGATAAAACATATGCTCCGTACGAAAAATTAGTACCACGAATTGAGTACGTATCATTGTGGGATTTTCATCCTGATCCATCAGCAACAAGCATAGAAGATTGTGAATACGTCATACAAAGACATCGTATGAACAGACAACAGCTTCGTGGTTTAATTAATCGACCGTACTTCTACAAAGATGCTATTGAAGAGTGTCTTGCAAAAGGTCCTAATTACGAAGACAAGTATTATGAAGATACCATACGTGAGGATGATACTGAACCATACTTTCAAGAAAACAGATTTGAAGTTCTTGAGTATTGGGGTGTAATAGATAAAAAGCACGCTGATGAAGTTGGTATGCAAGACATACAAGACATATCAGAACTAGATCAAATACAAGTGAATGTGTGGGTTTGTGGTGGTATGATAATTAGGTGTGTTCTTAATCCGTTTATGCCTGCACGATTACCTTTCCAAGCATTTCCATATGAAACAAATCCATATCAATTGTGGGGTGTAGGTGTCGCAGAAAACATGGAATACTCACAAAAGTTAATGAATGGTCATTATCGTATGGCTATTGATAACTTAGCACTCGCAGGTAATCTTGTGTTCGACATTGACGAAGCAAGCTTAGTGCCGGGTCAAAATATGGATATATTCCCCGGTAAGATATTTAGACGACAATCTGGTGTGACTGGCACAGCGATCAACGGACTAAAGTTTCCTAACACTGCACCTGAAAATATACAGATGTATCAGATATCACGACAACTAGCAGATGAAGATACAGGTATACCATCCATACTACACGGACAAACAGGTGTAACTGGCACTGGTAGAACTGCGTCAGGTCTATCTATGTTGCTTGGTGGTGCAAGTCTATCACTAAAAACAGTTATAAAGAATATAGATGATCACCTATTGAAACCAATGGGTGAAGCGTACTTTCAGTGGAACATGCAATTTACTGACAACGTGCCAGAGATAGAAGGGGATCTTGAAATAAAACCTCGTGGCACTGCAGCAGTTATGCAAAAGGAAGTGCGTAGTCAAAGACTAACAACTCTGTTGCAAACAGCAAGTAATCCGACACTTGCACCTTTTATAAAGATACCAAACCTTATGAGAGAGCTTGCAATAGCACAAGACATAGATCCAGATAGTTTGGTTAACGATGTAAGTGAAGCACAGATATTTGCTGAAATATTGAAAGGACTTCAAAATGCTCAACAAGAAGCAAGCCAACAACCTCAATCCCCTGATCAACAACGAGCAGGCATGGAACAGTCTGGAGGAGTACCTGCAGGAGCTAACCCAGATGACGATTCAGGCGTTGGTGGCGGCACGATCGGAACTGGAAGTGTTCCAACTGCAGGGGAAACTGGCTTTACTGGAACAGATCAAGAAACTCAAGAATGATCATGAAGCTGTGATAAGGATGAAAAGTGTCGATTGAAGCGTTCATAAGAGATTACGTATTTAAAGAGTTAGGAGCAAGTGCCGTTCTCGGTCTTGAAGATGAACTCAACATTGATACATTTGGTGCAATTCCACCTTTGACCATAGCACCAATGGTTTCTCCTTTTGGGCGAAGAAGACAAGAACGAGACTTTCCAATATACAGGGATTCTGTATCTAGAGCAAAAGATCCAGTGCAAGAGGGCGTGCTTCCTAGTTACGAAACAGAACCTGATGGTTCTGATGATTTTGATGATGTTAACATAGAAGATCTGCCGACAAATTTACAATCTATATTAGGAGATGTAGGTAAATCAGGAAAGTTAGGAGATTATCAGGTAGGTCCTAAAGGAATTAGATCTACATTTGGAGTACCTCAAGCTTTTGACCCCGGAGAGGTTTTAGGTGGACTTGCAGAATTATCTGGATCGTTTGTACCTGCTAGTTTTGCAGGACAAAAAAACCTTGAACAACTTCAATACACTCAAGCTATGGCTGCTTTAGGGAAGCCGGGGTACGGAATAGGCATTGTTAACAATCAAGTGGTAGGTGTAACTCCAAACAACATTATCGGTACACTTCCAACAAATCTTAGTCCTAAAGATAGAGATAGGATACGTGAAGCGTTTACTGGTAAATCAGGTCCTATGAAAGCAGGCGTTCAGGCTATGGGAACGAAGTTTTCTCCAACAGCTACCTTTACTCCTGCAGAACAAAAATTTCAAGCTGAAATTATAAACTCTAAATTAGCACCTGAAATAAAAGCAGAGATACTAGGTTTTGATCCTACAGGTAGAGGAAGATATGCTTTTTCTCCGGGAAGATTACAAGCACAGTTTACCACAACAACTCCACCGAGTTACAGAGCAGGAGTTTCATACAAAGATTTTGTAAAAGATTACACATTTGCTGCAAGAAATAGAGCAGGAGATGTAACAGGTCTTACGGATGTTTCTGCTCCTAGTATGGGTCTTGAAACCGACATAGACGCACAAGTGAGTCAAATAAATCCAATGGGAATAAACATTGGTATTGATATGGGAAATATAACAGGTGTACCTACAGGTGTTGGAGCTACAGGTGATTTGGGTGGTGGATACGGAGGTCCTACAGGAGGGGTATCAGGACTAGACGCATCTTCAGGAGTCAGCACAGGAGGATACTCTGATAGTGAGTCAGGTGACAATCAAGGCAGTGGTTTTGGTGGTGGTGGTTGGACTGCTTACGGTGGCAGAATAGGAAAGTTTAATGGTGGCTTTGTATCTAACACAGAAACAATAAGGGGTGTAGGTCTTATAAAACCAGAAGAAACTTTTATGGACACCGATGTAGTAGATGATGATATAGAGTTCCCTGCAGAAAATGGTGATTTTATTGTAAACGGCCCTATGTCAAAAGAAAAAGAAAAAGAAATAAAATTATTAGTAGATTATGGAATAAATGAATTAAGAAAAGAAGGGGTTGACATACGTGTAGGAAATCCTAAAATAGATAATAAGAATAAAGTTCCATTAATTGTCGCTTCTTCAGAAACATACATACCAAGAGTTATTGCAGAAAAAATAGGTTACCCTATACTAGAAGCCTTAAATGATATAGGAAAACCTAAAGTAGATGAATTAAAAAGAAAGCTTGATAACGAACCTACAGACGAAAGTAAGTATCAAGCAAATGAAGGTATGCTTGTAAGAAATCCTGAACAAGGATTTTTATTTCGTAGACCTCCATTAAACGTTACAGGTCCTAACATAGACAAATTTGAAGAGAGATTTATTCCGGGGGTATCTGATAATCCACCTGCAATGAATTTAGATCAACAAACATTTTTTGGTGATTATGAGTTTGGTGATATTAAAAAAGCAATTAAGAAAACAGAAATACAAGGTTTTGAAAAAGATCCTTACATATTTACAGGTGTAAAACCTAAAAAAGGTAAAAGCAGTTCAGCTTTCGGCCCAATGCAAATAACAAAAAGTCTTATAGAAGATTTTGAAAAAAGAAGTCCAGACTACAAAACTCTTAGCAAAGAAGAAAAAGATTATCTTCAAGCTTTAAAAGTACAGGGTGAAGATAAGATAAATCAAGATTTGTACGGAACTATTTTTCGTGGCCCTGAAGAATTAAGAAAAAAAGTAGATGCAAGAAAAGTATACGGTAAAAAAGCAAAAGGGTTAAAACCTTATGGAAAAGGTACTATTGATCCAGAGCTACATAAAAAACATTATGATAAAATTGCTGATGTAATACTTCTTCACAAACTAGGCGATCATGATAACATAAAAGATGCACTTGCGTCTTACGGAGAAGGTGCAAACTACTCAAATAAAGTTTTAAATGATTTATTGGATATTATGCAAATAAAATAATATCTAAATAAAATTCGTCAGCTACCCAGTATTCTATTGGCCCTGACAAACCGAAGCAGCTACCCACAGCCAGTGGCACTGCATGAATGAGGTAAAAACTATGGCAAAACAAAAAGTTCGTGGCGTAAGAGCTAACAAACCAAATGACTCCGATGGAGTTGTAAACAATCCTAATCTTTATCGTGGAAAATACAAAGACGATGTATATAAAGACGATGAAGAAGAACAAGTTCAAGACCCCACAGAAGAGGTGGCTACTCAAGAACAAGAACAACAGGAAGAAACTTTCGTATCTATAAAGAAAGAAGAGACTTCTTCAGAACATGATTACAAAAAACGTTATGATGATTTGAAGCGTCACTACGATCAAAAGATACAGGAGTTTAAGACAGAGAAGCAACAATTAGAAGATGCTATGCAACAATCTAATGCGAATGTTCCTCTACCAAAAACTCCAGAAGAATTAGATAAGTTTAGACAAGAATATCCTGATGTCTACGATGTCATACAAACGATAGCTTCAACAAAGGCTAACGAACAGGCTCAAGGACTTCAAGAAGAACTCAAGACTTTGAAAGCTCGTGAGAAAGAAAATTTGGTTAAGGTAGCTTATCGTGAACTCAAGACTTTACATCCTGACTTTGAAGAAATAAAAACGGATGAAAAGTTCTTACAATGGCTAGAAGAACAACCAGATACCATCAGTGATGGTGTGTTGAAAAACAACACAAATGCTCGACTAGCTGCAAGGGTTATTGATCTTTATAAAGCAGATGTAGGGATCACAGCCAAAAAACAGAGCAAAAAACCAGATGTTTCTGCTGCAATGTCTGTTGCATCTCCAAAAACAAAAGAGATAAAGACAGATCAAAATGCAAACAAAAAGGTTTGGAAAGGCTCGGACATCGCCAGACTTAAACCGTGGGAGTTTGAAAAGGTGGAAGCCGAACTCGACTTAGCACGGCAAGAAGGGCGAATTGATATGAACAGCTAAAACCTCAAAAAAGGAGAGAGAAAATGGCTTTCGGAACTGCTGCAGGATATGGAAACTTACCATCAGGTAATTTCACTCCTCAGATATTTAGCCAAAAAGTTCTCAAATTCTTCAGACGTGCTTCGGTTGCAGAAGATATTACGAATACTGATTACACAGGAGAGATTGAAAACTTTGGCGACACTGTGAATATTATCAAAGAACCAACAATAACTGTATCCAGTTATACAAGAGGTTCTGTGGTAAATACTCAAAACTTGGCTGACGATCAAATTACATTGACTGTTGACCAAGCAAACGCATTTGCATTTAAAATTGATGACATCGAAGAGAGACAATCTCATGTCAACTTTGAAGCATTAGCTACCTCATCAGGTGCTTTTTCTTTAAAGAGAAAATACGATGCTAATGTTTTAGACTTAATGGCAACAAACGCAGGTTTAACTGGAGAGTCAGATGCTGCAACTTCTCAAATTTCAGGAATCGGAACTTTGGGTACAGCACTTAACATTGCAGGAGCTACAACTCCGGGTGACACTGCTATTAATATGATGCTTAAAATGGCTAAAGCGTTAGACGATCAATCAGTTCCAGAAGAGAACAGATGGTTCGTTGCATCCCCCGGATTTTACTTGCATTTATTTTCAGCAGGTGCAAAATTTGCTGAAGTACAAGTTACAGGAGATCAAACATCACCATTGAGAAATGGTCTTGTGTCTCTTGGAAACATTGCAGGATTTACATGCTATAAGACAACAGCATTAAATTCTACAGGGGGAACTGATCAAGTGACTTTGACTGGACTAGCAACAGACAACCAAGAGCAAGTTGCTTTGGCAGGTCACATTTCATCAACTGCTACTGCATCACATATTGCAAAAACTGAGGTTGTTAGATCAACAGAAAGTTTCTCTGACGTAGTTAGAGGACTTCATGTTTTTGGTCGAAAAGTTCTTAGACCTGAAGCAATCGTACGTGCTGTCGTAGACGTAACAGCTTAATAGGGAGGATTAACTATGGCTACTTATGATAGAACCATCACTGGTGGTGGCACAGTAGGGCATCCGGGTAATCTACCTAGACCCTATGTAATT